TTACCCTTTTTAAAACACAATGCAATCCCAGCTACATGACCCCCACGCCAAGGCCAACCAGGACCACTGTTTCTTAAATCTAGATCACACGTTTCTAAATCAATAGCTACAGCTTCAGCATTTTTAAATTCTGGCAAAATTTCTGGAGCTGTCCATTCTGTTTCGGGTTTAAAAAGTGGTGTTTGCATCTTACTTTCTCATTTCTTTACGTTTTAAAATTAATTCATAGCCAAGTGCATCTGCCCAAATTGCTGCTTCTTGAATAGAAACTTTACTACGGTACCAACGCTCTATAATTCTTAAATCATAATCAGTTAACAAGTGCAACTCACGCTTGGTGAGATTAAATATTTTAGTGGCGCTTTTGAGTGCCTCTATGATTAAATCTCCCCGCATTAGTAATCCTGATCAACATATCCACGGGCCAGCGGCACCGCACCCGATTCAATTTCTAATTCTGTTGGTTCTACCAAATTAAGACACCCCTGGTTTTCATTGTGTTTTTTGGTTGTTTCTATTTCTATATATTTTTCTAAGAAATGCCGAGCTTTTTCTAAGTCTTCTATTCCATTTTTATCTTTCCAACGTGCAACATATTTAGTGATCTGTCCTTGGAAGTAATCAAGCCCGTTGCTAGAAACCCAGTCCCAGTGCTGAATCTTATTTTGATAATGCATACCGCCAACCTGACGCTTATTTGCCTGGGACATTAAGAGCTCCTATTTTCCATTTTTTAGTTTGTAAAATTTATGATTTCCAATTGCTACTGTCGGCTCTACTAACGTAAGCCAGTCCGGTTTAATATTGGCTGCGTGATAATGGGTTGAGCCCTCACTGAAATCGAAGGGCTGGATAAGCGACCATCTAGCTATCTTTACAGCTTTGTGCCATGCCGTCCAATCCTTGATGTTTTCTGGTTCGCCGTCGCACCAAAATGAGAACTGGCACTGGTTCTTAACCATCTGCCCGCTGGTATGGCGTGGGCCTTCTTGTACGACACTGCAAATATCTGTTGGATAATTATCTGAGTCCACCCTGTTCAACACTGTAAATGCCACCATTGCTTGACCGATAATCGGTTCGGATCTAGCTTCGAAATATATTGCCATCGCCAAACAGATAACGGCGGCTGTCATTAATTTTTTCCACGACATAAAATAGAATCACACATGTGGTCAGCTTGGATATTAACTTTTCGATGTTTAGAATATTCCTTTTCAGCTACTAGGAGAATATCTTTAAATTTGGTATTTCCCAATTCTATTTCCTCTAGGCAGTACCACATTAATTCCAATAAGTCGGCTATTTTTAATTTGGTTTTTTCTACCGAATCAAGCTGCTTAAATAAGTGAAGCTGCTTTTGAACACGTTTTTCTATTTTATCACAGGCGTGTGCAAATTCTTTGTTTTCCCATTTAATAGGCGCTGGAATATCCCCGGTATGTAACTCAGCAACATCATGCCATAAAGCAGCACGAATAAGATTATTAGAACTGTCAGGCCACAAATCCAACAAAATACTTGCCACACCCCAAGAATGAGAAGCCACAGTTTGCTCCTTAACATTAGTTATCGTGTGCCACCTTTTGACGGCCCCGCCCTTTCTCAGCGTTTCTTGTCGCATTTCTTTCTATCCTTCTTAGTAGCCACGCACGACACGCAACTTTCCAATCACATTTGTCCGGCATATTTTCAGTAATAATTGTTATCGCTGCCTTATAGTCTTTCTTTTTATAAACACCCCAAGCTCGTACCATCGGTATTGCAATATCAGAAAAGAACGGAGTAAGAGAAAACCTTTTCATATCAAATTTATAATTGGCAGGAGAAGAATAACCACACCACTTATGGAACAAAGCTGTGTCTGCTATAAAGCAGTCAAGATTTTCCTTCCATATAGCTGGATCGTTTATTAATGGATAGGGTTTAACTTCTTGCATTTCATAAGGATCCATAGGATGTGGATCTGGAATACCTACCCTGTTTAATACCTCTACATATGCGTGATAATCGTTACTAACCTGGGTATATCTATCTATTTCTATGCCCACCCGAGCAGCTATATATTCTTGCAGCATACTCATATGTACAGCGTTAGCTCCATAGGCCCCCCAGATAATATCATTAGAACGGTTGAATACCGTCATCGTTAGTTTATCTTTTCGTATCCGAAATGCGATATTTAAATTACAGGGAAAGTCTTTGCCGCTTTGGTTAAAGTCGGCGTATGGATCCCACATACTAATAACGGCTCTACGAGTGTTTGGTTCATCTTTTAACATTTTAACCAGTTCATCTAATTGGTCACGGTTAAAATGTTTTCGCCACCTATATCCATAGGCGGCATTAAAAGTAATCCCATTGTCACTAAATTGACTAAACGTATTGTTATAACGGCTTATCCATTCTACGTCATTACAACCAGCCAACATCCACAGCCCTTCCATTAAATGGAAGAAGGGGTTAGCGTCCCGTTTTTCGTTGAATAAAACACGTTCACAAGGATAAGCGTAAACGGTTGAAACAGGATATGGATGTACTTTAGTTTGACCGACCCTACTGTCTTGTATATCGCCATACGCATCTAAGGATCGTAACCCTACAACGTAGGCTTCATTAACATTACGACTGAGTATAACTTTCATAAGCCTTTTTCCACGCTATCCTAACATCAGTTCTAATGCCGCCACCCCAACTGGTCTTAGTGTATTTTTCAACGACCTTAACAAAATCGGGATGTAATGCAGCAAGTTCATTGCTACACCTGTCCATCATTTCCGGGTTTCGGTAAACGCTGCAACCGCCTCTAGCGTTGCTTCCTGATTGATTATGGGCGTATTTGTAAAACACAAGATTCTTATACCCCTTCCGGAGGAGTTGTAATGTCATATCAAAATCTTGTTTAGTATCTATCCTATCGAACTTAGCGCCGGTGTCTAATACTTTTTGTTTATCATATGCCAGTAAACGCATCATTCGTGCTATTTCTTTAAAGTCTGCTTTTACCCTATTGTTTCCTTCTCTAGCACTTACACCCACATGGATATGATGGTCTAACGCCGTTTCAATTTCGTGAAACATTACGGCGACATTATCTAATTCTGCTTTATGCAGTTTTGTGCCTGAAGAAAATGTTCTAAAAGCAAAAGTTAAATCATCATCCATCATTACAAACTTATTGCTTTCGGCATTTTCAAGTATCCATTGCCGTGTAGGACTTAACCTATCTATATCTCCCGGCAATACCACCACATTGGGAAACTTGTAGTAACGGTCTTTTTCTGCATCTTGAACTACCAAGCGAGTACGCTTAATCAATTCAGGCGAAAAACTCTTTAAGGTTGTTTGTTTATCAGGCCGTCCTGCGGTGTGAATATAAATCAACATTTTATCGCTTATATGGTTCGGCAAAAGATAAATCCTTATAGTCGCGAGTTTCTCGGCAACGCCCGCACACTCTATTACCTGCGCCCCAGCTTTGGAACGAACGAGAACACAAAAGGCAGTTTCTTTCCTTATAAGTTATCTTATTTCTATCCGGTCCATAACCGGGCTTGGTATTATAGCCATACGGCTTGTTCACCCAGGCCATCTATACCGGCTCCTTGGTCTACCTTCCCCATGCTTTACACGTTCATACTTATCAAATTCACAAAGCTGAAATTGTATGTCATGCAATTCTAATTCTACGAAATTTTCAGGCCAGTGTTTCCATCTCATTTCGAATAATTTTTGCATAATAACTAAGCCGTCATTACCTTTTAAGGTTGATTTAACAGGCTGTTCAAGGATACGATTAATTCCTCGTTTTGCACCAGGGCCAACAGGACACCAAGTGTTGCGATCAGTACAGCTGTGAAGTACAGGGGTGTGTATTGCATCTTGTAAGATCTCTTTTGTCATAAATCCAGTGCCGCCAAAGCCTTTCAGCTGCATCATTGAGTTAGCTACAGCTTCCCAACTTTTAGATTCCTGTGCTATTTGCACAAGTAAAGGACAAGTTTCCCAAAGGGGAGTAAGAAAATAATCCACTACAACATTCTGTTTTGGAGCCTTAATTCCTTGATTGGTAATTACATAGGCACCCGTGAATACTCGTTTTTTATCTA